TTTGTGTCGGCACTTACATACAACGTCGGTACTTTGGTACGCAACGCTATCGCAAGTGCAAGTGTCGACTTACCAGCACCAGGGGTACCAGCAATCATCGACACTTCCGACCTGCGAAAGATTATCTTGTTGTTGTCAAGCGTACGAAACACCGAGGGTAGTGGTTCACCACCGATGTCCGCGCTACCAACAGCACGGGCAAGGGTTCTCATGTTTTAGAATGTGCTCCATTCAGGCTCATTCCTGCGAAGGAATATCGCATCACATTGGTCAGGTGTTCCCTTTGGAGTAGGGCACATATAACCCTTCCAAGGACCCTTAGCACTAGAACCTTGACGCTTGGTCATAGGACCATGCTTGCAACTACGTCCTGTCGGAGCAGTTGATGGTGTTGATGTTTGTGGTACAGGTGATACAGGTGTTGCGTTAGGGAACTGTGCTCCCACGTTAGCAACTGCCTGCTCAAATGATGGTGCTCCTTCGATAGAAGTAGCCATCGTAGTTAGTATTGATTCAGCACCTTCAGGACCAAGCACATCTGAAAGATGTGTCTTGAAGGAAGCAAAGTCATCTCCTGCGATGACAAAGATTCTTCCATCAGGCAACTTGCTGCTTACTTGGAAAGTGGCGTTAGCCATTATTCGTATCCTTTCGATTTATTTCCATTCATCCATTTGCAATAGGATAGCACACCGCAACGACCGCAAGAGTTCATGTTTGGCAGGAACGTCTCAGTCTTTCGCATTTTATCAAAGCCAGTCAAGATTTCTTCTACTCGCTCTGGTTGTAAATGTTCTAAATCCCACAAGGAGATACTACCAGTACGTGCATCCCAGAAGCCTGCCTTGTCGACAGTGAGACCCTGTTTGGAAAGAGCCCAACCGTAAACTGCCAACTGCAGAGGGTGCTTCTGAGATGACGCACCAGTTTTGATATCGACGAGGACCCTATTCCCGTCGTAATCAGTCAGCACACGGTCAATGGCTAGTTTCACCGTAGTGCTTCCTACAGAAATCTCGTATTGCTTCTCAATAAAATCTTCGTATACTGACCAGCCACGGTCAGGAGCCATGAACTGAGTCCAACGCTCAAACATCCATAGACCTTCGCCATACCACCATGACATATCTTCACGAGAGCGGAACTCCCATGTGTTCATGTCACCGTGTAGTGCTTCGTCTTCTTTAACCTGATTGAACCAGACTTTATTCCACAGTTCATCAATGTTGTTAGTGTCACCAAGTTCACCCTTGTCAAAGAGTTCTGTGGCTTTGTGGACAGCAGAACCACCTGTAAACCATACAGCGTGCTTCTCAGGAACTTCTTTTAGTTTAGTTAAGTAATACTTCCAACCACACTCTAACCAAGTGTTGAAAGAAGAATAGGATATATGTTTAGGTAATTCGCTCATTCCCAAACTGTATCACAGTTGGGACAATCTTCGCAGTCTAAATCGCACTCTTCCCAGCCCAGCCACTGCCCTTGAAGTGAATCGGATTTGCCGAAAATACTTTGAATAAAACGTTGCCACAATGACCGCAATTGATTTCTCCTTCGTGGTTTAACGGAAGATTAATTTCTTGTGTATCGCCGCATGAGCGGCATTCGTAATCGTATGTTGGCATGGTTACCTTCCTATATGCCTGAACCCCAGATTCTAAGAAATGCCCCCCCTACCCCCCCCCAAAAAATTGAGGTGGCAAGGGGGCTGGGTCTGGCTTATGCCGTCACCCCGTCATCTGAAGTTTCTGCCCCACGGTTTCCCGTGAGAAAACTGTACCACATATAAACAAAAAAAGACCCCCCAACCAAAAGTCAACGTGTGTAAATTGACTTTGAGTTGAGGGGTTTTTAGCCTCAGGGGTATATCTCTATACCCCCAAGAACTGAAAGTGTCTCAAATCGCCTTAAAACCCCCTTAAAAGGGGTATTCTAGGACTAGTTTGAGCCGCGTCCAAACTCGGCTGCTGAAGGGTCAAGCCACTTCAATACTGGACCGAGGAAGCCCGTTAGGGCTGCTGTAGCAAGAACCTTAAGGTCGGTCTGACCAGCAAGGTAAAGAGCGACAGCGGAAGCCGCTGAAGCGCGGAACCAAGTAAGTGCTACTTGTTTGAATTGCTCCACTAGATTGCCTTTCGTTTAGGTTTATGGACAGGGCAGCACGTGCATACTGCCACTGGGGTAGAGGGTACCACTTTTTTCTTAGGCTGGGGTTGAAGGGCAGCCAATACCTGATTCACAACTTTAGGCTGGTTTAGCCACCAGAACCAAGGGCTAGTGTCATTAGCGAAATCAGGGCGAATAGAACAATGAAGGTGCTTATTGTGAGGGTTACTACCCACGTACTTTCTGTTACCTTGTTTAGCCTTTTCACGAGACCATATCTTGCCTTGGAAAATGAGATACGAGACACGCTCATCCTCCTTTAGTTTTTCAAATATAACGGCACAGTCGACCCCATTGGCAGGGTCGTGGGTCAAATCAACAGCAAGACCCGTGTTGTGGTCTGAATTCGGACTGGCTTTCTGATGCGCCAACGATGGCAATAATCCGTCGGACAGTTTCTTGCGCTTCGGAAACAATGCTGTCGCTTGACGAAGCACAGCAATAGCAGCAGGACTCGCGACCTTGACTACAGGTTTCATTCATTTCCTCAATACTTCTTTGACTAAATCGGTGAGTAGGTCTACTTTTTCTTCAAGGTTATTCACCTTGTCTTTGAGACTTGACCCGCCATTGGGCTTAAGTTCTGACAGATAATGTTTAGTTAAATGCTTCACTCCCATAGCAAGTGCCGTGACGAGAGTGGTGACGGATACGGCTAATCCAGCCCAATCAGCAGGTGACATGTTATACGGTCCTTAAGGTAACTTCAATGATTCCACCGAAGCCAGAAAACCTTTTATCGGGTGGAGTCAGACGGGTAAATGAAAGTTGTTCAATCGTAACCTGGCGAGCCTCACCAGTTGAGGTGGTAAGGTCTTGCCATTGGAGCACGTCACCATTGGCTTCAGCATTTTCCAATGCACGAAGGCGGTCAAGCGCTCGACCCTCATATCCTGTGACTACATTGAACCTATCGGTTTCAACATCGTAACAGAACACGGGAAACTTCAATACTCGCTGACGTGGTGTAGCGATAGTGGCTTTGACTTGGTATCCCTTGAAAGTAGGACCAAGGGAGGAAGTAGTGCCATCACGGTACAAGGTAAACTTGTAGGCTACAAACTCTTGAGCATTCTCAGGCTGGGTTGTAGACACTTCTTGTGACGGAATAGACGAATCATATGAGATGTGGTCATACTCTGTACCATCTTCTGTCACAGTAGCAACTGTCATAGAGCCATAAGTAAACTGACCTCTACCAATAATGCGGCGGAAGTTCTTAGGTTCTAGAGTGTTGTAGCGAATGTTTCCTGTTTCAATGTATCCGTTAGTCACCAGAGTGCTGGCATCTTCGAGGTAGGTATAACCTAGGTTAGTAGCAAATGCGATACGGTTGGTATTACCAATGAAAGAGCAAGCAGTGGTTTTCTTTCCAGATACTCCAGCATAATAGACATCATTGGCATAAGCAAAGCGTAATGGTTCGATTTCAGAACCAAGGTCAATACGGGTTAGACCAGGTTCTCCATCAACACTTGTAGTTGCCCAAATAAATTTATCGCGAGCAGCAAAAGCATATACAGGTTGGCTAGTTTCTACAATAAGCGGACCATACTTCAAAGAGCCATCTTGGTCTGATACGGCAGCAACACGGATACCTTTGTTGGTTCCGATAATTATGTAGCCGAGATAGTAATGGATTGCGTGGCAGATTTCTCCAGTAGGTAACTCTGCTGCGGTAATAGCCGATGCAAGGCTAGGCATAGCGCCAGAGGTGTTAAGAGTGTACTTCTCAATCGTAGATTGAATACCATTGTAACCAGCAAGGTAGATGGCAGGACCAGAAGATGTGATGCTGCTATAAACGTGTGTAGTAGATGGATTGGTGTAGACTGCAGTAGGCATAGAACTTGCCGTAGGAGCAAACTCATACACTTTGTTGTCAGCCGCCATAACGATACGATTCTTGACGTATTCCATAACTGCATTGGAGACAGTTCCAATTTCATCAAACATAGCAGTATTGGAGGTAGACGAGTTTCCAGTCAAGGCTTTCTTGTATACGGTTTTCTTAGTTGCTGTATTAGTAATCCAGTAAGCATTAACACCATCGTCGCAGATAGCAAATACCTTAGAATCGGTACCAGAGTTATAGTCAATAAAGTGAGTTTCGTTGCCGTTGCTATCAATCTTGTCTACATCATATTCATCGTGTAGCAAAACGCCTTCATAGGTAGACCATTGAATAGCACGTAGGTGTTGTTGGGTAACACCACTAGAGTCAATGTCGCCTGTAGTTTGATGGGTTTGAGTACAGTTCTTAAGAAGAGTTACTTGTCCCTTGGTCCATACATTGACACCCTTAGAGTCATGGAATCTGTAAAGTACAGTTTCTCCAGCAGATGGGTCATAGAACTTGATTCCAGAACCATTATGGAAAGATGATTGGCTTCGCAGCCACCATCCAGTCAGAGATTGTTCTCCTGGCTCACTGCCATTATCAAACTGTTCCTTACGGAACGGTGCTGTCTGGCGGATATAAGGACGGCTATCAGAGATAGCATAGAAGAACGGCAGACCGCCAACGGCTGTATCGTACGATACGGTTGTGTTTTCCCAAACTGCTGAAGATGAAACGATACCTAAGTCAACTGCAATAGACCGCGTAGAGCGACCTTCGGTAATAGCACGACCTGCCATTGTTCTCCTTTAGTAAGAATCCAATATCTTCAATAACGTCAATATGGTCATCTACGCTTCTTCTGATTGGGAAGATAAAGTCCACCACTTGTTTTTCCAGTCTGTTCTTCTCTTGCTTTTTCTTTCAAATGTTCCATTGACCAGTACAGCGCATAGTACCCAAAGTCAAGACTAAATCTCTTCATGTGTTTGACCAAGGCACCAGTATGTGCTTTTAGTTGTATGCCAGCCTGTTTCATCTTGCGGAAGAAGATAATATCTTCACCCACGAATTCATCATCTGCACCACTGCCGTGTTGTTCAGCAAAGAACGACTTAGTTGGTAGTTTCTCTCTCATCTTTTCAACCACACTGCGGTGCATCAAGAAGAGTCCAAAACCAGCCAAGTCACAGTCAACTAGTTCCATCTCTGGAAGCGGATGTAGATACTGAATCTTATTCTCACCCAAGTCCATAAACACACAAGGGAACGGACGCATCGTGGTTCCCTCAGGTTCTTTGGAGATAAAGTAGACGCCGCTTACAGCAGGTGCCGTCTCAGCATCCGCTGCGTGCCACAATAGGTACAAAGCGTCTATGGTCAGCACTATGTCTGAATCAACCCAGAGAAGCCAATCAGACATGTTGTTGTCATACCAATGGTCAAGTAACCGTTGACGTTGTCTGCTAATTTGATTACCAGATACGCGTACAGTTTTGTCTATCTTCATGCCATTGGCTGGCGCAGCCAGGGTTACGGCTAGCAACCCTTCGGTAAACTTGCCGTCAGTTGTGCCATTGTCACACCAGCCGATTGCTACAGTTTCATTCTTTTGAATCATTGTCCCCTTGCTTTCTTTACTTGCCTAGTGCTGCGATTTCTTCTGCGGTTAGACCGAGTGCTGCAAGTTTGGCTTCGGCTGCAGCCTTGGCTGCTGCCTTTGCTTCCTCTGCTGCGATGCGTTCTGCTTCTGCTACAGCGAAGGCTGCTGCATCTGCTTCTGCCTGTGCGATTTCTTCAGCAGTAAGTTCCACCTCAGTGGTGACTCCTGTTGAGCAATCTACTACGAGTTTTGTTGGCATTGTTTTCTCCTTATGAGTTTTTGATTCCGTATAAAGTTGCTGTTGTATGTTCAACAAATTTATTTGCTGACCCTACATTCACTGCATATAAAGTTATACTAGTAATTGCAGAAGTGTCAGCCCAAATAGATGAACTTAATGAAAGCATATAAGTAGAAGATGTGTTATTTTCTGTTACACCATCAACAGATAATGATTTATTTTGTGAACCAGTATAATTAGGAATGTAAAATTCAGTATTACCAAATGTATTAGAAGTTGAACTTGCTCCATTCATTAATGCTACTAAACCCGTACTTATAGGACCATCTAGAACAGAATTAACAACATTACCATCGTATCCATAAGTCCAACGATAAGAGTACCCAGAAGCAGATGAATTAAATCTCCATCTGAAATAAGAACGACCCTGACCTGATTCATCCGTTCTTCCCGAAATTCTTATTACTAAATCAGTATAGGTTTGCGGAATAGAGGTAAACTCAATAGTACTTGCGCCGCCACTACCTACTGTTACAGTTGATATCTTTTTATAAGTTGCCATAATATCTCCTTATGCAGCGGCAATGCCGTATAGTGAAAAAGTTGAGCCTGAAGAAATAGTACCAGTATTTAGAACAAAACTTACAGAAGTAATTGCATTAGTGTTACGCCATATACCAACAGTAGCATCTGTTCCATTGCTACTATTATTTGCTCTGCCTAAATAACTTTTATAAGTAGTTGAGTTTGAATAGTTCATAATATGAACTACTTGATTTACTATTCGTGTTGTTTCTAAATATCCATAATAGTTTATCTGCCCATAAGTAGCGTTGCTATATCTAAAAGAACCAGCAGCACTACCATCTCCAGCAAGAATTGTTGAAGAATAATTTGACCCTGAGTCAGAATTAAACCTCAATCCAGTATTTGCTAAAGTTGAAGCAGCAGCATTGATGACTAGAACTAAGTCTGTATATCCACTTCCAATGCTAGAAAAGGTAACACTAGAAGCAGATGTAGTAAGAGTTGTTGTTGCAATCGGTTCATATGTAATTGCCATAGTTATGCCTTAATTCCGTATAGGGCGAAGTGGGAGTATTGTTGAAATGTTGAAGTATTTGGTGCAATTTTTATGCTGGTGATGGCGGAAGTGCTTTGCCATAAACCGCTGTTGAGTTGCAATCCACCCGAACCATTAGCGTCGTAACCCGATAGCATACGCAAGGTCTTATATTTATTGGCATTTGCATAATCTAAAACATCTATAACTCCAGCACCGAATGTGTCGGCGGTTGCCGAAAATCCGTTTGAATAAGCGCCATACATAAAAGCAGCGGATGAACCCGCATTAGCTGTTACCGAACTTCCGTTGCCTTGTATTTCGTGCCAAGCATAATTTGTTCCATTATCGGAATTAAAAGTGGTCTTGAAAACTGCAACGCTACCAAATCGCGTAATAAATCTAACTTGTAAATGCGTGTAAGTAGCAGGAATGGAAGTAAATTCAATGCTAGAACTGCCACCGCTGCCAACAGTTACAGTAGCAATAGACTCAAAATCAGTAGGCAAGAAAGCAGTCTTACCTGCAAGCATACTCCCATAGATAGTTCTGCCATTCTTTACAGAGTTAGCAGATAATTTATAGACTCCCATTGTTAGGCAATCTCCACTCCGCTGATGTGGAAGTTAACACCAGTAGTAGAGGCAGAGCCAGTAATGGTTGCTGCTGGGTTAGTGGCTGGGATTACCTGCTTTAAGTCAATGACTGTAGTGTCATAGGCACCAACAGATACTGATGAGGCTGAGGTTGTACCAGCAAAAGCAAGGGTAAAGTTTGCCGTGCTGCCAGTGGTGTTAGTTACTAATACATTTGTGACAACCGTAATGGTTGAGGTATTTGGTTGGGTGTATAGGGTTGCTGATGTAGTGGCTGCTGCT